TATCAGCAATAGATTCAGACCTAGTTGAGGGTCAACAGATAATTTATTCTTTTTGGATATTTAATGGAGTAAAGTGGATTAACTGTGGATACTCAGACGTAATAACAGTCGGTGATTCTGGAACTCTAGGTAAAGTAGAAAAATGGATTCCTTCAGCATGGCTAAATGCTATAGCTGGTACGGGAGACGCTACTGGAGAACCTAGCGATCTAGATCTAAATAAAATATTATCTGCCTATACATTTTTTTATGACTCTTTAAGAGCAAAAATTCAACTTTTAGAAAGCTCTATGTCTTATAAAGACATACCCATACAATTTCTTAAGTCTAAGATACAGGATTTGGGATTTAATTATGAGCCAGTTTTGGGAGACATTTACCATAGAAGTCTTTACAGAATAGGTGATGAGGTAAATTCTGAAAAGGGAACAACAATCGGAATTAAAGAGTTTACTACCGCATTAACTCACTGGAATAGCAGGGTTTCTGTAGGAAAAAATCTACTATTAGACTATAACGACTCTTCATTTGAAGAATCTGCTGGAAGATGGTCTACTACTGCCGGAACAGTTCAACACCTTCATTTTACAGAGTCTCTTTCTACTGTTGGGGTTTTAGTAACAGCACCTACTCCAACAATTAATTATAACTATGGACTTTTTGGTCCTAGATCTGTAGGTTTTGGATGGGTTCATGGGCATAATATCTCTCCAGTATTGACTTTACCAGCATCATCTTCAGACATAATTAAGTATGGTGTTCCAGTTAAACCTAATACTAGGTACTTATTTAGCGGATACTTTAGAGTAAAAGATACAGCTAAAGCGGGGTCTGCTAAAGTAAAAATTAGTTGGTATAACCAATCCGGAACCCTAATATCAACAACTCTTGACGGAACAGCAGTTACTTTAACTAGTTCTTGGCAACAAGTATTCTCTAAATCAGACTCTGGAACAAATGGACAACTTGCACCAAGCAATGCATATTACGCACAGCTAACAATAACATTTACAAACTCAAGCAACCAAGCAGAATACATAATGGATATGTTTCAGTTTGAAGTTGTTAATGGATCATCTACCTATGAAGATGCAAGAAAAGCCATCGTATATGTTGAGGGTGAGACCGTAAACTATATTCATAACCCATCTTTTGAATCAAATACAAACGGTTGGACAGCCCTAAACGGAACATTGACGACTGCAACTAGCCCATCAGGAGCAATAGTATTTGGGTCAAAATTTGCGAAACTTACCGCTAGTTCAGACGGTAGAACAGGCATAACCTCTGAGTGGATGCCTATAGATCCCAATGAAAACTATACCTTTAGCGCACATGTGTCCTCAAATACAACAAAGGTTGTAAAAGCAAGAATTGAGTTTTCATCCGCCCTTAGTCAAGAAGAACAAAACACAATACTTACTGACGAAGACGGAAGCTACTACTCAACCGCGGTTTACTATGTTGATTCAGATCCACTAACTTTAAGTGCTACCCCACAAAGGCTGCACATAACTGCTCTCGCCCCAGACTTCTCAACTGATGCTGGGTACCCCCTTGCTAAAGTATCTTTATATGTAGATGATGCAGTCTCTGGAGAAATGCTCTATATAGACGCCCTACAGCTAGAGGATTCTTTAGAGCCTACTTCATATTTTGATGGGTCTGGAGCCCCAGCAATAACTAACCCACTTACTCAAGAATATATAGATGCTTTTGACTGCCTTTGGGAAGACGAAACAAATTCTCACGGTAGAAGCTATCGTTGGCAGAACTACGCAAACAAGCTAGCTAGACTTGCAGCAAACATGGTAAAAGTTGTACCAAATGGATCTAGTTGGGAAATTAGGTCTGGATTCCCAACACCTGCATACCAAGAGCTATCCCCATCAGTTCTAACTGCTCCATCATTTGAGCAGAGCACTACAGGTTGGAACGGCGGGAACGCAACAATCTCCAGAAGCGTAACTCGAGGCAGCTTATTTGATGAATACACTACTCATGGAAGCGCATTTGGAAAAGTAACCTCTACAAATGGATCTTCAACATTCTCTGCATATACGGACAACACTCCTATAGTAACTAACGCTGGATACTATGCATCTATCGCTGTCAAACCAGAAAACGAAGACGCATATGGAAACTACACGTTAGAAGTAAAGTTTTATGACGATTTCAACATCGTAGTAACAACAAAAACAGCGTCAGCAAGAAACATAAGGTTTGATCGATGGGGATATCTGGGGGTATTTGCCCAGAAGTCAGAAATTTATGGAGCTACCTACGCCGTACTAAAAGTAACGTGTACTCCAGACTCCCCAGCAGCCGGTCGAGTGTTCTATCTTGACAGGGTTGTATTTAGGCAGTAGGTTCCTGCCATGACTACTGTTTTAATTGCCGGACTTGCCTCTGCATGCGTACTTACCGCTGTAGAAGGTCTTTTAATATCTCTTGGAAAATGGCGGGGATTGCTAAGCCTAATAATGTCCACAACTGGAATACTGGTTATGGCTGGCTATAGTAAATTTACTATATTTGAGATCCTGGCCGCAACATTTGTTGGACTAGTCCTATCCCTTGCCGTAGAGCAGGTTTTTACGGGCGTATCCCTGCGTGAGGTACGCAATTTGCCAAAGAGGGTAGATAGGCTGTAGAACTACACCATTGAGGCTAGGAGGGCCAAATGAAAGCCGAAGTGTATGACAACCCAATGTTGTCAATGAATGCTCGTTTCCTATATCTGTACTTCCTTCGTATAGGTCGAGTAGCCACAGTTGAAGAGCTAACAACAGCTCTTGCTGAAAGCGAATACGCAATCAAGAATGCAATGAAGGAACTAAAGAAGCTTGACTACATACGGGCAGTCAAGTATCAGGTCAATGGTCAGTGGCGGACTTTATTGAAGTTTTCGGACGAGTCCCTTAATGTTACCGTAAAAACCATGCTTGAGATTCAGGCACCGACAGACGAAATACCGACGGTCGGTAAAACGCCTGTTCTATCTGTCTGCAATACTAGTGATAAGTCTATTAGTGATATAGATAGCTTAGAAGTACTACGTACTTCTAATCTAGGAATTCATCCTGAATTCCAAGGAGATGAAATGAACTGGCCAATACTGGGCGATGAAACCCCCCGAAAAAAGACTGACGATGAAGTGGGCGTTGTTGGGAAGATCGATGATCAACAAAAGCGGATCAACTCAAAATACAAACCAACCCGTTTTGAGGACATCCCTCAAAGCAAGCATCGATCTAACCGGCCCGAAGAGGACTGGACAACAACCGACCTTGTTGCGGAGTTTTATTATCTTTATCGGGAGAAGTGCGGTAATGTTCCGGCTCAAGTCAATGGACAGCAGTTTACTGTTTGGATCAACCGTCAAGTTGGCGAAGGTACCCATCGCACTGTTATCCTAAAGGCTATTCGTAAATTCTTTAATGATCGTAGGTTGTTAAAGGATCCCGGTGTTGGAGAACCCTTATGGCGAAAGTTTATAAAGTTCTACTACACTGTGTACGGAACAGTTTCTAAGGATACGAAGCAAGAGAATCTCTCAAACCAAGAGAAGATGCTAAAGCTTCTAGAGGGGTAAGTTGTGTACAGCTTAGAAGAAATATCTCCACGTACTAGGGCGCAAATAAATGCTGCACAGTTTCCATTAAAAACTATTGGCAGAGAATTTGAAGATCTAGATTCTTATTACCCAAACAAAGAGCAAACATCTGTTGTAGAGATCGCTCATGATTGGATGCAAGAAGTTATTGATGGAGATGTTATTAGAGCTAAGGGTTCAGATACTTGTGGTCTTGGGCTGCTCTTGATTGGAGAGCCTGGCCACGGAAAAACAACTCTTGCATCTGTGATTGGTCAGACACTTATACGGTTATCTCCAAAAGAAGTTTGGGGACCTACAGATCAAGTAATAACCCGACCAGTTTTCTTTGCGGATTATCCAAAGCTTCTTCGTTTACAAAAACGTCAATGGTCGGATGAAGACGAAACAGAAAAGTCTCTCATAGATTGTATTTATGGTGAGGCTAAACCCGGAGACAATGTTCGTCTGCTTATACTTGATGATTTAGGTAAAGAATATAGAACTGCGTCTGGTTGGTCAGAAAACACATTTGATGCTTTACTGCGTGCAAGGTACAACGCTGGGTTACCTACGATTGTAACTACCAATACACCTATGGGTGAATGGGCAGATACATACGGAGATTCCATGGCGAGTTTCGCACACGAAGCGTTTGTTCCAATTGCAATAATATCTACTAGGGGGGACAGAAGAAGAAAATGAAAATGAAAGAGTTAAAGAACGTGCCCGCTTATGAATGGAAAACCATTCAGTTCTTTGTATCGTTGAATGGTATCTCTGAGGTACAGATATCTAACGATAATACTATGCGCTGCACTTGTGATGGTTACAAGTCTCGCAAAAAGTGTAAGCACATAGTCTTCTGTCTAAATGAAACTAATGACGATTTTGTATATCCAATAAAAATATCTGAGGCGACACCACAGGAATACATCGATCGAGCAAAAACATCCGCAGAGGAGTTTAGAAATCTACTCCTCAAATACGGGAGAATATTGGCTCTATAGACTATGAAGGGGGGCGATATCTCAAACGAAGTGCCGCAGAGAATTGCGGTTACTTTAGACTGCATTCTTGACAAAACACCGACATCAAAACGTGTGCTTGGAATTCCTGTCTTTTCTGAAGAGGTTTCTTATAACAGACAGGCTCTAGCTAGGTTCTGGAATTTTGCTCAAAAGTACGGCTACGTTATGGAGTTAGTTGGTTTTGGGTATACACGAAAAGAAATGAAAGAGATTATGGATGACCTAGATAATCTAGGAACAAATCCTTTTAACTATTCTGCGGCGTATAAGGTAATATCAGACTTTTCATCACAACTCCCATATAGACCAGAATTAAAACATGTGGTAGACATACCCACTCGCGGTCTTATGTACGGAAGTTGGTATCTAGAAATGGGGGCTCTCTAATGGCAGCAGATAATGAGATTCGCCTCCTGTCAAAAGCAATACGAGATAGGGATATATCTCCACTTTTAGATCGAGGCATTCAAGACGGTTGGTTTTACGTAGATGAAAATAGGGCTGTTTGGAAGTTCCTACGGGAGCATGTAGCCAAGTATTCCGAGGTACCCACAGCAACTACCGTAAAGGATAATTTTCCTAACTTTAGGCTTTTAAACGTAGAGGACTCCCTGGAGTACCTGGTAGATCAGCTCTCTGAGTTTCGTATCCGCCAAAAGACCATAGAGCTGGTTCAGACGGCCGGAACCCTTATTGCCGACGGAGATCATAGGGGAGCCCTTGAACAGGTCTCTATGGGCCTTGCAAAGCTCCAGGACGAGGGCGTAGGAAAGTCCTCAGACATAGACCTGACCAAAGAGCCTCTAAGTCGCTTTGACGAGTACTTGAATATTAAAACCCGCCCTAACGGGCTCCTTGGCATGTCCACAGGATTTAAGGGCATAGACGTTGCAACTGCCGGTTTACAGCCCCAACAGTTAGTGACAATTGTTGCTCCCCCTAAAACTGGTAAATCAGTGCTCTCAATGCAGATGGCAGTAAATATTCATGAAGATGGTTTTGTTCCTATGTTTCAGTCTTTTGAAATGACTAATCTTGAGCAACAGAGACGACATGACTCAATGAGGGCGCACATCTCTCATTCTCGTTTAATTCGTGGAGCTTTGAAACCAGAAGAAGAAGAGCGCTATAGACTGATGTTGGAACGCATGGAAAAAATGCACAACTTCTATTTAACGGATTCTGTCTCTGCCCTAACTTTAACTTCATTGTCTATAAAAATAGACAAGATTAGGCCTGATGCTGTTTTTGTTGACGGTGTTTATTTGATGGTTGACGAGATGACGGGTGAGTCAAATACCCCTATGGCGCTTACCAACATAACCCGCGGAATGAAGCGACTTGCACAAAAGCATAATGTTCCTATTGTCATGAGCACTCAAGCTCTTCGTCACAAAATGCGTGGAGGAAAAGTTACCTCTGACTCAATCGGTTATTCGTCTTCCTTTGTCCAAGACTCTGACATAGTTATGACTTTAGAGCGTCAGGACGAGGAAGACGATAGTTCAAGAGTTCTTAGAATAGATAAAAGCCGTAATAGCGCTCCTGCAGAGATAGAGCTTTTGTGGGACTGGGAGGAAGGAAAGTTCCAAGAGTATGGACAGTCCATTTAACGGAACTCAACTTTGTTCTAAAGTTGATGATCCTGAAATTTTCTTTCCAGAAGATTACTTAGATACTAAGCATCTTTCTATGGTAAGGGCTATTTGTAACGGGTGCCCAATAATTTCTGGATGTTTAGAGTATGCGATAAAGGATCCTTCTTTAGAGGGTATCTGGGCTGGAACAACTCCAAGACAGAGATTAAAGATTCGGTCTAGAAGGAGACAGTCCGCATGAGCTCTATACGACAGTTAAAGCCAGACTATACCGGCACGATGGAGTATGAAAACCAGGTAATGCATGAGTGCCCGGTATGTGAGTCCACTATTTGGAATATAAAAGCGCAGTTTGAAGATTATGAAATATCAATGTACTTTTTAGATATGGAATGCGCTAGTTGTGGGACGTATGCAAAGGCGCCTACTCCTTTAGATAGGCCAAATCTTGTTTAGTGACGGCATAGTAGAGGAGGCTGCAAGACGCCTTGGCATAGTTACTTGGGGTAGGGGCGATGAGCTTCGCTCTAACTGTCCTATGCATCGTAAGCGCACAGGAAAAGAAGATGATAATCCCTCTTGGTCAATAAACGCTGTGTCTGGAGCCCATCACTGTTTTTCTTGCGGGTATAAGGGCAACTTAATAACTCTTGTATGTGAAATAAAAGAGTTAGATTACGATGATGCACGATCTTGGATATATTCAAACCTTGATGTAGATCTAGAAGCCTTATCTAAACAGCTTGAGGAAATAAAAGATTCTTATATACCTCCTGCTCAGCTTGTTCCTATGAGTGAGGCAAGGCTTGCTGTCTTTTCTACTCCGCCAGACTGGGCATTAGAGGCTAGGGGTTTGACTGAAGATGCATGCAAAAAGTATGGTGTTTTGTGGAACACCAAGTCAAATGAGTGGATACTTCCAATACGTGAGCCAGATAGCAATAAGCTTTTAGGTTGGCAAGAAAAGGGGCAAGTAACAAGATCTTTTTTTAACCGTCCTGTTGGAGTTCCTAAATCAAAAACTATGTTTGGTCTTAACGCCTGGCAAGGGGGAACAATGATCGTTGTTGAGTCTCCTTTGGACGCTGTAAAACTAGAGAGCGTTGGAGTTTCTGGAGGGGTAGCAATATACGGCGCCTCGTACAGTTTTCAGCAAATAGATCTTATGAGAAGAGCTGATCGTTTAATCTTTGCGATAGATAATCCAGCCGTAGATCCTGCCGGTAAGAAGTCCTTCAATCAGTTTTTAGTTGACTCTAGAAAAAATGGGTTAGAGTTTCTTATGTTTAACTACTCAGATCAATCAAAAGATATTGGAGATATGCCCGCAGAAGCAATACGTTTAGGAGTAACAACCGCTACACATTGTGTGCTTTTAAAGGAATTAAAGTGACATTTACAGGAACTCTCCTTCCATATCAACCAGAGGCCGTAGACAAGATGTGCGATCGCGGCAAGGTTTTGGTTGCTTACGATTTAGGGCTAGGCAAGACAGTGTTGACTATAGCTGCGCTAGAGCGGTTGATGGACAACCGTTCCGTACGTGAGCCGGGTATAATCATCTGCTTGTCTAGCCTTAAATACCAATGGGCAGACCAAATAAGGAGATTTACAAGTGATACTTCAAACCCTTTGGTCATTGATGGAACGCCAAAGCAAAGAGCAGCTCAGTATGCCAAAGCGCTCGACTGGGCTAATTCAGGGATTGATTACATCATTCTCAATTACGAGCAGGTTGTTAACGACTGGGCTACCGTGTCCAAACTGCCAAGAGGATTTATCGTCTGTGACGAAGCAACAGCAATCAAATCCTTTAGATCAAAAAGATCAAAATACATAAAGAAGCTATCCAGTAACTATAAGTTTGCTCTAACAGGCACTCCCGTAGAGAACGGTAAGCCAGAAGAGCTATATTCAATAATGCAGTTTGTTGACCCAACTGTTTTAGGAAGATTTGATCTTTTTGATAAAACATTTATAGTTAGAAATCGTTTTGGTGGTGTTGAAAGATATAGAAATATAGACATCCTCAGTAAAACAATAAAAGACGCTGCAGTAAGAAAGCGTCAAGAAGATCCTGATGTATCCCCTTATCTTCCCGACGTTATTACAAAAGAACCAATACTTGTTCCTTTTTCTAAAGCTGCCAAAGAAATTTATACTAAGATAACTGATGACCTTTTACTAGATCTAGATGATGCTATGGAGTCCTTCG